AACGGCAGAAACATGCATTGCGGGATCAATTGGGGCTGTAATGGGACGGGCAAAAATCACTCCGAATGAGCCGCACCGCATGTTTCTGCCGTTCCAGCGGCGGTGGATCGACGATCCGTCGCGCCTCAAATTGATGGAAAAATCGCGCCAGATCGGTGTGTCCTGGTCGACGGCCTACGCCGCGGTTGAGCGCACGGCTCCGAAGGAGGCCCGTTTCGACCAGTGGGTGTCGTCCAGGGACGAGATTCAGGCAAAACTCTTTTTGGAGGACTGCACACGGTTTGCCCGGCTACTCAATTTCGCGGCCGAGGACCTGGGCCTCATGGTCGTCGACCCGGACCGTAGGATCAGCGCCTATGTGCTCCAGTTCGCAAACGGCAAGCGTATCCATTCCATGTCCAGCAATCCTGACGCGCAGGCAGGAAAGCGAGGAGGACGGGTTCTCGATGAGTTCGCCCTGCACCCGGACCCGCGGAAACTCTATTCCATTGCGTATCCCGGAATTACCTGGGGAGGACAACTGGAAATCGTCTCGACCCACCGCGGCAGCGCCAATTTCTTCAACGAGCTGGTCGAGGACATCCGGCACAAAGGCAACAAGAAGGGATTCGCCCTCCACCGGGTGACCTTGGAGGACGCCCTGAACGAGGGCTTGCTGTCCAAGCTCCAGGAGTCCCTTCCCGCCGACAACCCCATCCAGGAGATGGATGAGGCGGCCTATTTCGATTTCATCCGGTCCGGGTGCGCGGACGAGGAACAGTTCCTCCAGGAATACATGTGTGTGCCGGCGGACGACCAGGGCGCGTTTCTAACCTACGACGAGATCGCCCGGTGCGAGTATCCCGCCGTCGAGGCCTGGGAGATGGGCTCAAACGGGAAAATGCCCGACGGCCGGGCGGTCGGGGACCTCTACCTGGGAGTGGACGTCGGGCGCAACAGGGACCTTACGGTCATTTGGGCGCTCGAGCGGATCAGCGGGAAAAAGTTTACCCGCAAAGTGATCGAAATGCGCAACCGCAAGTTCTCGGACCAGGAGGCGGAACTTTACGCGCTCCTGGACCTGCCCCAGGTGCGAAGGTGCTGCATCGACTCCACGGGCCTTGGCATGCAACTGGCGGAACGCGCCCAAGACAAATACTCGTACCGGGTCGAGCCGGTTCGGTTCACCGGACCGGTGAAGGAAGCCCTGGCCTATCCTCTGAGGGCGGCCTTCGAGGACCAGGCCGTCAAGATTCCCCGGGAGGACAAGATCCGCTCGGATCTTCGGGCCATTCGCAAGACGACCACCGCGGCCGGTAACATCCGCTTCGATGCGGACCGGGGCCCGGACGGACACAGCGACCGGTTTTGGGCCCTGGCCCTGGCCATACATGCGGCGGGGGACGTGGGTCACATCGCATATGGGGCCTACGACCCGGAGACCGCCGAGCGACTCATCGGGCAGGCAATGCAGCCGGGCCTGCGCGAGGGGCCGAGCCGGGACCACGGCGTGGACGATGAGCACGACCGGTCCAGAATTTTCGGAGGCAGGCTGGGCCGCATGCTGAGGAAAATCGTGAATGAGTAAACTATTCCACAGAATCGCACGGGTATTGGCTCCGGATCTCATGGACCGAGACCAGGTGGAAACCCTGGTCGACGCAAAGGTACGCGAGGCCCGCATGGCCGTTCCGCGATCCCTGGATTATGACCCGAACAACGAGGGATATCGTCGCTATAGCGCCGAGAACCTCGTGCGACGAGACCTGACCCCGATGGGCCAGGATCTCATGTTCGAGTTGGCTTATTACCTCTACGATACCTCGGGCATGGTCAAGAGGTTCGTGCGGGACACCAAGAATTTCATCCTGGGCGAGGGAGTCCAGTACACGGTCGAAAACGACGAGAAGGGTCTCGCGAAGGAGTGGATCGACAAATTCTGGAACGATTCCGTCAACCTCATGGATCTGCGCCTGGAGAAGAGGGTCGAGTTCCTGGGGCTGCTGGGGGAGCAGTGCTGGCCCGTACAGGTGAACCCGTACAACGGATTTGTGCGCCTGGGATACGTGGACCCGGTCAACGTGGACGACGTGATGGTGTCAGAACCTTTTCCGGAACTGGCTGCGGCGGTTCGACTCAAGGGTATGGGCGGGAGGCCCGGCCGGGTGCTCTCCGTCATCCGCGAGGAATGGGACCCCAGGCGGCGGGAATTCGGACGTTTAACGGGCGAATGCTTTTTCTTCAGCCTGAATAATCCTCCCAACGGTCCTCGTGGGCGTTCGGACCTGATCTCCTCTTTCGACTACATCAATGCATTCGAGGAGAGCCTGTTTGACGAAACCGACCGGGTGAAGCTCATGAAGGCGTTTATCTGGGACGCTACGCTCCAGGGAGCCACCGACGAGGAAATTATCGATTTCTTGAAGCACAACAAGACCCCTCGACCGGGGTCCGTGCGGGCCCACAACGAGCGGGTCACCTGGCAGGCCGTGGCCCCGGACCTCAAGATGCAGGACAGTAAGACGTTCTTCGACTTCCTCAAGAGCTATCTTGCGGCCTGCCAGAACCGCCCGGATTCGTGGCTCGGGTCCGGAGGAAAGGCCTACCAGAACGAGGCCGACCTCATGGGAGAGCCCACCTTCAAGGACCTGGCGAGCCGGCAGCGATACGTTAAGTACATGATCGAGTACGTCCTCCGGTTCGTGATCGACCAGGCGGTGCTCAAGGGGGAGCTTGCCGAGAGCGAAAAGAAGCGGATCGTGGTCCGGGTGACCATGCCGGAGATGGCGTCGAAATTCGTCAAACAGGTCATTGACGGGATCTTCACCCTGGCCCAGGCCCTGGTCATCGCCGAAAGCCAGGCCTGGGTCACCAAGGATACGGCCGCGCAAATTTTCTCGGCGGTGGCGCAGCGGGTCGGGATCGAAATCGATGCGGCCGAGGAAGTGAGGAAGGCGGCCGAACGAACCGTGAGCGACGGGGGGATTACCGAGGATTACGCGGCGCGGGAAGCATTGATCCACGAAATCGTGTCTCGCATGGGACTCGACGGCAGGCGCAAGATTCTTGATGCCGGGGCGTGATCATGACGGACCGCGAGAGGGCCTACAATGCCAAGTTGGAAGAACTCATCGCGAGGGTCGGGCGCCTGGAGGACTCGGAGGTCCGACGTATCCTCGATTTGCTCGAACAGGCCCGACGGGACATCGCGGCCATGCTGGCCCAAACGGAATGGCAGGCCTACCGTCTCCCTCAACTCAGGGAGGCGGTGGAACGCACCATCGCCGCATTTAGCAGGCAATACGGGATCGAATCGGACCGGTACCTGTCCAACGCATGGAATGCCGGGATCGATCTGATCGACTGGCCCCTGCATCATGCGGGGTTCCGGCTGATGGTGCCGGAGGTATCCCGGACGGCCCTCGAGATCATGCAGGGATATTCGGCGGACCTGGTGTCGAGACTGTCGGCGGACGCGATCGCCAGGATCAACGGAGAGATCACGATGGGCATTCTGGGGCAACGGAGCCCCTGGCAGATCATGAAGGCGATCGGGAGAAGCCTCGATGATCCTGGAGTATTCGGCTCGATTGCGGTGCGAGCGGAAACGATCACCCGCACCGAGATGGCACGGGTTCACAGCGCGGCCCGGGAGGCCCGGATCAGGGACGTGGTGGATGCGAACCCGGAAATTCCCTGGCAGAAAAAATGGCTGAGCTCCGGCAAGGCGAAACCGAGGCCTCATCATGCCGCGTTGCACGGCAGGATGGTCCCGGTGGACCGGAATTTTCCTGGGAACATCCCGTATCCGCATGCGCCGGGATTGCCTGCATCGGAGACGGTCAATTGCGGGTGCGTCCATGTGCTCACCCGTTCGGATTGGGAATCGCTCCCGGCAGATTGGGAGGAGAGCCTCTACAACGCCAGGGCCATTTACGATTGACGGCAGAGGAGACCACGATGGCAACGGAACGCCGCAAAAATGTACAGCCTGAAGACAAAGCGCCCCAGGATCTCATGCAGGAGGCCCTGGACGCCTACGGGATTGCCAGAGAACATGTGTTCGCCGCCAGCTACGACCCGGAACGAAACACGCTGAGCATTTTGACGCGCGGCGGAGCTCGGGTCAGGTATCGCGGGCAGAAGATCGAGGATAAGGACCGCCTCGATCCGATCCAGGTGACCGGGATCAACCCGGAGGCTGCCAAACGGAAGCCGATTGCCGGCAAGGCCAAAGGCTAGGTTCGAGGAGGCATCATGCCGTACAGTGTCACAAAACCTCCGGAATGGCTAAAGAACCTGCCTGCCGGGGCAGTCAGGATCGGAGTGGACGCATTCAACGCCGTCCTAGAGCAGACCGGGGACGAGGAGAAGGCCCGCAAGGCATCCTGGGCCGCCGTCAAAACACGGTACGAGAAAACCGAGGACGGGACATGGACGGCCCGCGCGGATTTCGATCCGGGAAGCGAACGGGGCGGCACGATCCGGTTCCGGGCATCCCAGGCGGACGACACCGGTCTGGTGTGGGAGGCGGTCCTGATCGCTCCCGGACTGTCTCTTGGAGCTCCTCGATTCTTCTGGACCGAGGAGGTGCTTTCCGCATCCGCCGAGCTCTTCTCAGGCGTTGACGTGTGCGCCTATGAGCTCACAGCGGACTTCTTCAGCCACCTTCCCATCCCGAACGTAACCGCGATGGAGGAGGTGAAGAGGTATCTCACGGCCCGCAAGGTCGGGTGGATCGAAAAGACCTGGTACGAGCCGGGGGTCGGTATCAAGGGGATCATTCGGTTTGTACCGGAGCATGCCTGGTTGCCGCGCACCCTGTCCCAGGGCATGCAATCCGGGAACGAAGACGTGTTGGGGCTCAGTATCGACGCCAGGGTCCGAGGCGTCGAGGTGGTCATCGACGACTGGGCGGTGATTTGGGTGGTGAAAATTGTGGGAGCCAGCTCCGTGGATGTGGTGACGCGCCCGGCGGCCGGCGGAAAATTCCTGAGGGCCGTTGCCGGCCTGTACGAAGAGGAGAAACTCATGGATAGGGACAAGCTTATCAAACTGATTCAAGAGGTAAGGCCGGACCTGCTCGACGGCAAGGACCCCACGCAGCTCGGGGACGATGAAATCCTGGCCGCGGCTCGCCAGGCGATGGAACCCCCAAAGGCGAATGAAAAGGATCCGGGGTCCAATGCCGGGAACGCTGGAGACGG